AATTTTTTGGGTTCAGTTCATTACGAGTAGCCCTTTTTACTTTCTATTAATGTATACTTATATAAAATTCATTAGCAGTTACATAGTATGTTTTACCTTTGCTATTGTGTACTTTATATTGTGGTGAACCATTAACAGTTACCTTCGCATCAATTGTAAATCCTAATCCTACATCTACAGAACCAGCCACATCTTTATCCTGCCAAGATGGAGCATCATAGAAACGTAGATTGTTAACTTTTGAAACAACACGCTTTCCAATAATAGAAGAATCTACTGTGCTTTTCTTATTAAACTTCACATAAGATGGATCGTTCTTAATCCACTGATCTCCACCGAGGTTTAACCAACCATCTTTTTCCGCCCACACAATATAAGATTCTGGTTTGTTTAATTGGCGAATCTTAGAATAGCTTGTACCAGGGCCTTTTCGTAAGTTAACGTTGTAACCTTCAATATAAGCAATACCGTCTGTTACTGCTGTCGGTACTTCTACTGGTTTAGATGGCTTTTCAGGCACAGAAACATCCACACTAGAATTATTGTATGCTCGTTGTACATCTGCTCTAAATTGAGCTTCTGAAACACCATGAGATTTTAAGTAGTCAATTGGATCTTCATGATCTGTTCCGCCAAGGTAATGTGTTACATCGCTATGTGTCCACAATCCTTTTTCTACAGATATCTTGTTATCCTTTAAAATTTCCGCTAAAAGTTTTACGTATTTTTCATATGAACGTTTGAATTTTGCATAGTCCGCTGTTTCACATAATTCAACGTGGACAAAGCGTTTATTCGCAGCAGGTCCACCGCCATAAGCAATGTATTTTTTATCCGCGATTTGGATTGTTTCGTCCCAATCGACTGCATAGTGAACAAAAGCATTTCTCCATGTACGAGACTCATATTTTTGAATGTTAATAGCTGGAGCTTCTGGAGTGGCTGTAGAATGAGCTACAACACCCTCATATGCACCTACACCGTAACGGTATGGTTGTTTAGGTAAATCAGGAATAATAAGTGTTCTATCCGCAAAAGCACTTGTTGCAAAAGAACCAGCAAGTACTAGAATCATAAGGAACGAGGTAATGTGTTTCATTGTCTTTTTCATTTAGCATCAACATCCTTTTTCATAATTTTTGTGTGGTCAAATAATCCACTTGCTGACAGTCCAATGATGATTCCTTGAAATATGTTTGTCTTGATATCTCCGTCCAAAAATAAAACGCCTAGCACAATGCCAAGCGTTACATTCAATAACGGAACATATTTTGTTTGTAATCCAATTGTTTTCCCAATTTGTGAAAGACCTACTACAATGCCAATCATTACTGTAATTTCAAACATTACATACCACCTCCTTTCAAGAAGAAATTAAGAGCTGCCAAAACAATTCCCCCCACAATAAGTCGTAATATCCAGGTAGTATTGGCGCCAATTTTATCTAACTGTTTAGTGATATTAATAATGTCTTTTTCGTTACCTGTCGTTCGATTGTCTAAGTTTTTAATTTCTAAACGAATGTCCTTGATATCTTGCTTGATTTCTTGAACATCACTTCTTACATCTTGTAATCCTTCCACCGCAATCACCCCGTTTCAAAATAAAAAGAGCAGCGAAATCGCTTCTCTTTGCTATAAAAACAGTATTTTATTCAAAATTAAAAACAGCTCATGGCTGCCCTACTTGTTTACATGTATTTAGTTAATACTGATCTGCAGATAATGCTCCTTCTATCATTCTATTTTCTACTTCTTCCACATGTTCAATTATCACTTCATCAGAAGCCCCTGGGCTCTTTCCAGTTAGCTTTACATAATCTTCGGCACAGATAAGACTTACTTTACCGAAAAGCTCAATCTCGTAAACTTTGCCTCCTTTATTGCATAAGTCACATGCAGTAGCAATGCGCATATTCAACGTGCCATCAGAAAGTCCCCAAACTTCAACTTTTGTATCTTCCTTGATACCGCAAAATTCTAGCATATCGTTTGGAATGCTCACGGTGACTTGATTTTCACCTTTCTTCAAATCAACTACTCTACCTAAGAATGGTGACTGTTCATTAGGTGGCATTGGACGCATAAATTTGTCTGGATTCATACTTATCTCCTTCTCTATGTTCTAGAAGTCATTTTTGTGAAATCAACATAATTCCATCTACCATCATGGAAATACCACCCTAAACCTAAGCTACCATTTGTATAATGAATAGAACCTGGATTAGCACCAAAGTATCCACCACATACGTTAATCCCATTACATTCAATTGATTGTGTCGTTGCAACAGGATCTTTTGATTCAATTCGGAATCTATTTTCATTGTTGTAAATGTGACCGATGTAACTTCTACGTTCTCCACCGCCACGGGGATAAAAACTAAGTCCCGCACGATCAGTTCCAACGAGTGCCATCATTTCACCATTGTTCATAATTTCAAGTGGCGCATTCATATAGTTCCATTTGTTCACATGATTGTACCGAATTGTATTATCTCTTGTACCAAGTGCAATTGTAGAAAAAGGCAGTGTTCCGTTTACGAGTTCTCCATGTGTTGTATCCCAGTTATAAACGGAAGGAACGTCACCTTCCACCAACTGAACACCTGATACAGCAATTGCTTGCATATTATTTAAGAGCCCCTCGCCAAATAAATCAATATAAACATAACCATTTCCTTCTACATAGTTACTCGGCACAGTGAAGGTTAAAGCGTATCTTACTATTTTTCCAGTTTGAATGCTTGGTGCATCGTAAGTTTTTGATGCTCGTCCAATCTCCACGGGAGTGTCACCGTTATATTTACCGAATACCGCTCTCATGATTGGCTTGTTTGTAATGTTTACACGATTATCATTGGTAGTTGCTCTGAAATGAGCCGACAATGTGTATTTCTTCCCCGGCTTTACCCCGTCAAATAAAGTAAATCGAATCCAGTTTGCTAAATCTATCCGCATCGGATTAACCATTGGCTCATAATTGTTAACCACTGGTTTCTCAATATATGGATTAGACATAATTGTCCATGTAGGACTGTATTCAATCTTCAAAAAATAATTATTAAAAGTATTAAAAGAAATGTGTGAAAAGTCATGATCTGGAATGAGATTCTTCCTTGGTGTTACTGAAAATTTCTGTCCCCGCTCATCTTCAAAAAAGAAGTCAGCCATTTTTGCTGTAATACCATTCTTATCAATTGTTACTTTATCACCACTGATTTTAATAACATCAGCATCAATTCCTTTTGCTGTTAGCCATTTAACTATTGTATCGGCATTAATATTAAGTTTTTCGGCATCAATTGTAATCTTACCAGGTGACATATTGATAGAAGTCATGATGCCATCCTTTAAAATCTGTGCTAGAATCCCTTCATCTAACACTTCTAACCTAGATTCTGTTTTCTTTACATAGGCATTATACGTCTCATTTATAAACGTTTCTTGTTTTCCACTAATAATTGAAACGCCTTTTTCAGTAGCGCTGATACTTCTTTCTAACTCTGTTACTTTTTTATCGTAATCCTTAGTAGCTACTCTATTAGCAATATCTTCAATCATTTTATCAGCATCAGTTTGATCTTTCGGATGTAACCAAAATTCTGTAGCGACTTTACCTCGCTGCAGCATAGGCATACAGAACCAAGCTCTACCATTTCTTTGTACGTATGGTCGAAACCTTACAAATCCAGTTCCTGCCGGAGCTTTAGCTGTACAAATAGCTCTGACCCAAGTATTGTTAATGATTTGAACTCTTTCTCTAGCAGTTGAAATTCGGGTTGCTTTATTTGATTGCCAAAATTCCAACTCGATAAATACACCATTATCAATTGGAACTTTTCCATCAGTGTTAAAGTAAGCAGAAGTAACAATATCTTCATTAGGAGAACAATCTATAAATTGACTAAAAGCACCCCACCATACATCCTGGGTTTGTCCTGTAGTGTTCATAGAAAACGAATTGTATCCTTTATACTTTAGGTTAGGATCTATAGAGTGCCCAGTAGCCCAACCCCAGTATTTATTCCCTTGAGTAAAACCAGCGTCACGAATCTCATTAATAGATCCAATACCACCAACATAATTCTCAACATCTTTCATTTTCACAGCCATCTCAAGTGCATCAGAATGTTGTTTGATTGTAGATTGAGCATCAGAAATCTGTTTACCTTGTGCCGTTTGTGTTTCTTGTAACTTGCCAACGTTTTGAGAAACACCTTCAGCCGTTTTCTCTACTGCTGTTACACGCTTATCAAATCCACTTTGATTATTGTCAACTTTTGTTACTGTTTCTTTGATTCCATTCACACTTTTTTCAATCTCGGTTGCTTTCTTGGTGAATTCATCGTTTGTTACTTGGTTTTCTGGAGCTGGCGTCCAATCCTGTGGTTTGTTCCCTTTATATAAAGCGACCCATTCTACAACAGCTTTTGTAGTATTACTTGGAGAGTTATATAAACTTAACTTCCGTTCATTTCCACCCGTAGCCGCAACTGCTTTGAAAGTTACGTAAGTTATTCCATTAGCGTAAACACTTGTTGCATATCCAACATTGTTAGAACCGCCATTCTGCCAAATTCCAAATTTTTGACCTTGAAGGACACTGCCCTTAATTACAAAAGTATATTCCTCACCTGTAGAGAAATTTTCAGTTAGAGAATATTGATTGATTAAGTAATCTGTTTTTTCGTATTTAACATTTGAATCTAATAAAAGATTACGCCCTCCAGCCTTATCGTTATTGACCTTTGTTTCTACAGTTGTTAATTTCTCACTGATCTTCCCGGCTTGTTCTTTAATTTCAGTTGTTGTTTTCTTCAGATCATTTGCAGTTTGTTGCACATCAGATATTGTCTTTTTTGTGCCTTCCACAGTTTGCTCGACTGTATTTAATTTATTGCTGATATCAGTATCTTTTTTAGTTAACGATTCTATAGATAATTTAAACCCGTTAGAATCCTGCTCAAACTTGGTTACCTTCTTATCAATTTCACCCTGTTTATTTTGCACATCAGAAATGGTACGACTAACACCTTGTAAACTTTCTTTCACTTCATTAAATTGCCCTGTTGCTTGTTTTTGCGCTTCTTGAACCTTTTGATTTAATTCGCTTTTGGTAGCCTCAATATCTTTGCTTACCTGTGCCAATGTTTCTTTCTTAACGGATTCCACATCAGGAACAACAGGATCCCATTTACCATCCTTCCACAATTTCAGAATACCAGGCTTGCCTTTGCTGATATCTTGCCACAATGTTTTTCTATCCTTTAAGTTTGCTGTTGGTGGATTTACGCCTTCGATAATATCAACGGTATTGTTCTTCAAGTTTTCAGCCACTTGTTCAGCAATTTTCTTTGCTGCTTCCGATTCTTTTCGAATGACTTCTGTTTCTTTTACGTTTTCTTGAAGCTTTTTATCTAACATATCTAGCAATTCTTTAGATGCTTTATTTGATAAGCTACCCATGATTTGCGCGTATAACCTATCGATAAGGCTTCGTGTATCTTTAATTTCACGATAATTACCAAAGATATATTTATCTTTCGATGGATCAGTGTCACATTCATCTGCTGCTATTAATCTAGCTTCTAAGAAAAGTGGTGGACTAAACCCTGTATCTTTTATTCGTACCGTATCTCCTTTACGAACCGATTCATGAGATAAACCAAATACTTTTTCAAGCGCTACTGCACTTACTTCATATGAAGTAGAACTATCAATTCGCTTCTTTAATTCTGCTTCGGTTAACTGTTTGAGTCGTTGCTTCGTCATATCTTGATCTTCTGTTTGCGGTGAATAAATATCGAATAAATGCTTGCCATCTTTTGACCAACGTTGCAAGGCATCATTATTTCCTACATAAATTTTGCCATTGTTTATTTCTTCAAATGTGAGGAATTCACCAGTTTCACTATTTTGTGGACCAACACCTACAAGAGCGGTTACTACATCTTGACTATTCTCAATACGCCGGATGCCCTGTACATCTTTTCCTATCAAGAATTCTTTTCCGTTGTCACGTCCTACTTTTTTTATTACATCTACATACCGACCGACAATAAAAGATCCCATTATTTCTGTTCTAAAACGAATCTCAAGTTCAAACGTAGATGCGATTTGTTTTAAGAGATCAAGTGGATTTGTAAAATCCTTAATATGAATGGTACGTATACCAACAAACTCAGTAATCCCACGTTTCCACTCTGTACCTTGTAAAGCAAAATCCGTAGATTCATTGACTGTAGTAGCTTGTAAAGTTTGTGGTTTAATTACAGTCGCTTTCTTTAGCTTTGTATGTTCACCAAGTGCATAAATCTTTTTTGGACGACCTGTTGTATCTTGTTCTACTTCTGTAATAATGTATGAAACAAAAGTACCGTCACGAGTTTGTTTAACGACAAGGTTCTGTTGTATAAGTGATGCCGCTATCTTTGTACCATCAGCTGTTGTAAACTCAAATTTATCTTTGTTATCTTTAAGCTCCCATTGGCGTAAATCATCCCAATAATCCTGTTCTTTGATAACACCTATGATTTGTTCTGTTTTAAAGTCCACAATGTGTAATAGATTATTTGTTTTACTCATCTGTAACGCTCCCTGTATGTGACATCTACCTGTCCAATGTTGTTTGGGGATATTTCGATTTCGTTCTTTCCTTTTTCAATACGTATATAGTCACTCATAAAATCCTTTATATTTATCGCATCTGCTCCGTTAATACGAATACTTGCATCCGATGAATCGATTTCTACAAGATCTCCTTTTTGAACAATATAAGGTATTTGACGTTCTGTATTGCTATTTACCTTTTGCACTTTAATATCATGCACAGCTGCAATTAATGATGGTGCATCATTAAACGAACATATATGCACAACAATTTGAGCTACCTTTTTCATAAAGCTATTGCCCGTATCCCACCATTGTGCGAATTTTTCTGTATGGTAATTTCCTTTTTCATCGATTAAAGCAATATCACCTTGCCAATAATTTCCCACTCGTGCAATGTGTAGACGTCCATAAAAATCATTCCATGTTGTACGATAATAACCAGTTTCCGCTATAATCAGATGATTGTAGTCACCGTTTCCCGCCATAACTTCACCAAAATTCTCACTAGAATTTCTATATGCATCAAACATACCTACTTTTCCTACAACAACGCTGTTCTCATCTAATAAATAAAGTTCTACACGTCCCATAGTTGCAGGGTTTAAGTTTCGACATTCAACTATTGCATCAAGTGTGAAATCTTGTAGCGGTCCACCTGTAATGCTTTTTTTCACTGCTGGTCCGTGCCAAAATTGCCCTTGACCGTAATCAGATGGCATGATACGTGCGCCATCCGCTATCATTTTCCCTGCTACGCTGCCGTAATCTGAAACGAAATCTTTTCCCACTTCCGTCCAACCGACTAGAGAATTCGCTTTATCATGCATAACCAATTCATACCGACTTATTGGCGTTTCATCTATCTTAACTGGGTATCCTATACGAAAATGTTGATTTCCATTTTTATTTATAATATCGATGAATGTGGACGGATTTTCTACCTGTATCTTGAATTTCGGTTCTGAAAACACACTCCCCTCATTCAAAGCATCCGTTTTAATAATATTATTTGGTTCTAGTTTTGCTTTTGCGTTTCGAATTGGTCCTAATTTGTAAGGCATTGGACAAATAAATTTAAGCGTTCCTATTCCAAGTGTTACAAATTCATCTGGATCAAAGCTATCATCCACAATTGCTAAATACGTTCTGTTTGGTTCTACATCAAAAATAAGTTCAGTTGGTTGATCTGTTATGAGCCAACTTGCAATTTCCTCTTTCAGCTTTTCTAAGTTAGATCCATCAGGCACTATAATTCCTACCGGAATAGATAAAACGCGCATTTCTGTTTGTGTATTTAACAATCTTGCGCCTGGATATCCTGGAACGTTGAGAAAATTTCGTTTCAACGGTGCCCAAGTAGGTCTTTTCCATCCTTTTTCAATTTGGACATATTTTTTGCGTTCATTGTTAAATGTAAAAGAGCTCACTTTAACACCCCATTTCTTTATAAAATAAAAGAAACCCAAACCTAAAAGGCTGAGTCTCTTTGTTTTTCTCTTTCTTGGTACTCGGTTGTATATCGATACGTACCACGCGCCACATCTCGCCCCTCTATAACAACAGGAACCTCAACAACCAAATCACCACCAAGCATCGGAATTGCTCCGCCACCAGATGATCCAAATGAGTTATTAATTACTTGATTTGATACACTACTTGTCATAGCCTGTTTGCTATTTGACATATTTCCATACACACCGCTCATGACAGTCTTTAATCCTGCTAACTGACTCACAGAACTAGCCATCATACGGCTCATATCACCCATTAATTGATTTATTTCCCCTGGCATAGCAAATTGTTCTCGTGGCATGGCTGCTACGATACCTGCGCCAATATCTCCAAGTGTCTTCTTATTAAGGGGAAGCACCGCTTCTCGTCCCGCTTCTCCTGCGCCTTGAAGTTGTCCACCATTCATTCCGAAAATAGTTGGACGAGTAAAAATACCACCTTTTGCATTCCATTTCACGCCAATTCCTGACGGATAAGTAATGTCTTTACCTAAAACATTTTTTGTACTAGTTTCTAAACTAAAGTGTGGCATTGGTGGCATTTCAGGTTTAGGGATTTTTAATTTTAAATCACTAAAGAACCCCTTAATCTTCCCAATAAATTCTTCTACCTTACCAACCGCTTCTTTGATTGGATCAATAATATTACGTTTAGCTGCATCGAATTTTTCTTGTGCTGCACTTTTTATAGCATCAAATTTTTCTTTTGCACTGTTATACATTTCACCAAATTTTTCTTTCGTAGAATTATAGGCTGAAATAACCGGATCAATAACATATTTATAAACTAATTGCCATGCTGCAAGTGTATAAGATTGGATTTTCGCCCAATTTCCTAATATCCAATTTGCTAAATCGTTTAACTTTTCTTTTGTTGCATTCCACAATTCTTGCACTGGTTGGATAACATACTGTTTTACCAAACTCCACGCTGCTGATGTATATGATTTTATTGTCTCCCATTGTGAATTTAGCCATGAAACTAAATCACTGAACTTTTCTTTTACTAAGTTCCAAGTGTCTACGACTGGTTGAATAATATATTGCTTAAATAACCCCCAAGCGATTTGCGCCATAGCTTTTGCAATTTCCCACTGTGTACCAAGCCAAGTAACCATTTCACCGATTTGTGTACTTACCCAGTTGTAAGCCTCTTGAATCGGTTGAATGATGTATTGGCATATTGCCGCCCATGCAATTTGTGCTCCAGCTTGAATAAGCAGCCAACCTGCTTCTAAAACTGTTGCCATAAATGAAATGATTGGATCTAAAACGGTAACAATGGTATTCCAAGTGTCTTGCCAAGCTTGTACGAGTGTTCCCCACAATTCGGATGCTGTTGTAACTAAAGAATTCCACCAGGAAGACGCTATTTCCACAATTCCGGACCATAAGTTACTAAAGAATTCGCCTATCGGATCAAAGAAACTATGCATCATTTCAGTGAATGAAGCCCAAGCTCCTGAGAAAAATTCGACAATAGAATTCCAGGTACTACTACATATCTCGCCTATGCCTGTCCATAAATCACTAAAAAATTGACCTATTGGATCAAAGAATGCATGCATTGTTTCTAAAAATGAATTCCAGGTTTCACTAGAGGATTGAACGATACCGTCCCAAAGCTCTATCAAATATTCTTTAATAGAATTCCAGGTTTCTATTGTCCAATTTTTGATATCGTCCCAATTTTTATAAATAGCAAAACCTAGAGCGACTATGGCTGCTATGATAATTGGAACAATGGCGACAATCCCAGCTGCTACTAATGCTGAAACCTCTAAAAAGCTCATGACGGTTACAACTATAGGTGCAAGTGCCATGATTGCACCCGATATTATACCAATAGCCGTTGCTACTGCTGCTAATGTCGCTGCCAACTCTGGATTGTTAGAAATCCATTCAGCGAATTTAGAAATAACTTCGGCTACAACGCCTAGCAATGGTTCGAGAGCAACTTGTAAATCTTGCATAGCTTTTTGAAATTTCACAGCTGGATTAGCATCCATCTTTTGAACAGATTCATTTAATTGATCTTGGTTTTGCTTTGTCTTATCCTGTGCTTTGTCTACGCCTTTATAAACCGCGAGTAAATTTTTCCCTTGGTCTTCCCATTTTGTTTTAAAGATTTCCATTGAGATAGCATCTTGAAGCGATTTATCCTTAATCCCGTCTATCCATTGCGCAACTTCAGACATAGCTTTCGAGCCAGCTTCCCCTCCGCTAACAACTGCATTTCCCCACTCTTTCATTTTTTCAGCAGAGACATCTGTACCTTCTAATAATTCAGTCATTGCTTTTGGAACCTCTTGACTAAAGCCTTTAAGATTTAATCGCCCCTCCTTAACCCCATCGTTGAGATTATCAATCATTTATATTCAACGTGATTCGCAACATCACACTCGTTCTCTTATGAACTGCTATACGTCACCGCATAGATTAGACTATATCTTCAACTACTTGAGTTGCCCCCCGTTTCGAGTGTCATTTGCTTACACCCTACGTCTTTCGACTAGTCGTTGCACGTTCCTTAATAAAAGGCTTCGCTCAGTATTGTCTCTTGTGAGAGTTTCACTGAATTAAAGGGGTTTTTCATTGTATGTCACCATACAAGGGAACTATAATCTAATTCCAAGTTTTCGTATTTATTCCCTGTTCAAAAATATATTGGATTTCTTTAGCACTGAACCCAACTTCATGCATTTGCATTCCATACTCTGCTACTGTATCTAATTGTTCTGGTGGAAATCCTGCTTTTAATAGAGAATTCATTAAAGCTAAAGCTTGATCGTTTGATACTCCTATACCCGCAGCTACTTCATTTGTTTCTTGAATTAACTCAGTAAAATCTACTCCTTCATAAGAGTTAGCAATAACTGCCGCTCCTTTTACAATCGCTGCATTCGCCTCATCACTAGCATTTTTATTTAATGTCCATTGTCTACGTACACCTTCTAAAGATGCCTCAGCATCAACGCCATAAGCGGTAACGCCTCTCACAGCTTCTTCTACTGATTTCTTCGAAGACTCTGGGACATCAAAAGTGATATCGATCTTTGTTTTTAATTTGGACATATCAAGTGCCTTTTCGATTGTCCCGGCAATTCCGCCACCAGCTACCATTGCACCAAGTACGTTTTCTAAGCCTATATCTAATTCTTGAAATTCTCTTTCTGTCCTTTGGGCTTCTTGTTGTAAGTCTCGTAATTCGTTTCGCACTTGTTGTATTGAATTGCCAGCATCCACAGATCGTAGCGCCCGTTGTAATTTTTCAATATCCGCTTCAGTTCCTAATGCTTCACGACCAATAATTCCAATCGCTTGTTCTAGTTGGCGACTTGTAGCTGTTCCGCTTTTAATTGCATTCACAAGACGATTTCCTAATGCTCCTGCAAAATCATCAACGCTTTTTCCTGTAGCTCTAAACAATGTTTCTAATTGCCTTGTGGAACTCGCTACATTCTCTTGTTCAGCCTTCATGTTCCCTAGCTTATTTTTAAGACCATTAAGTGACCCTTCTGTAAATTCAATTTCACGCCTGAATGCACGATATTGTTCTTCAGAAATCTTACCGTTTTGAAATTGAGCTTGTACTTGTTGTTCCGCTGCTTTCAATTTATCTAGCTTTTGCGTTGTATTTTCAATCTGTTGTGTAAGTAATTTTTGTTTTTGTGCTAATGCTTCCACATTACCTGGATCAAACTTTAACAGGCGTTCAACATCTTTTAATTCTTTAGCCAAGGCATCACTTTGTTTATTTACATCTTTTAAAGCATTTTGTAACGGCCCGGTATTCCCGCCGATTTCTATCGTAATCCCTTTAATTCTTCCTGCCATTTTCTCACCTCATTTCTTAGAATGAATCAAAGTCTTTTTGACTCGCTTTTCTAATTTTTTCTTTGTCTGGATTCTCCATTTCAGCAAACTCAGCAATGTAATCAAAACAATCACCGATTGTCATGGTTTCTAAATCCCAATGCGTTAATTTTGCTTTATAACAAAGAGCAAGGAACAAATCAGTGGTTAATTCTTCATTACTGAATGTCCCTTGCTCTCCATTGTTTTCTTTTATTTTTTTTTTGCTCCCATAGTGACTTGAACTAGTTCCATTATGTCTGGCATGATTTCTTCAATTGGGAATTCTTCAAAACCGTCAAGCCAAACCATAGGATCAGGAATACTTGGATCAGCCGTTTTAGCGAATAACCAGGTCAAATCATAAACAAGCTCAAAATCCACTTTACTTAAATCAAGATTAGATGTATCGATAGGTTGTTGTGATCCATCCGATGAAGTTAACGTACTAATTGCTCCTAATCCCATCATATCTGCAAATAAATTACGTCTGAATTGTGCTTTATATCGTTTAACTGTTGCTGCTGTACTTTTTAATCTGACTTGTTTTCCATCTATTGAAATTGTCTTTTCCATCTACTTATGCTCCTTTCGGTAATGCAGGTACTTTTGTATACACTTTTTTGTACCAATTATCATAAATCGCTTGTTTGGATTTAGTTGTAGTTTTCGTTTTAACCATACGTTTACCGTTAATATCAATAGGACTTGATACAAATTTAAGTTCATTTGTATTTGGCTCTGCTGAATTTGTTTTCGTTTTAGATGCAAGTGTTGGACGACTTGCTGAACAGTTAAACATAACGTGGCGCGTTGCTCGTACATCACCATCAAATTCAAATAATAAGGCAAATGATTTCCCTTTCGCATCAGCTAATTCGTTTAACACACCGTCTTCTTCGTCTAATTCCTCTCCTAATGCATCAACAGCAAATTGCTCTGGAATAGTCGCAATAGATAGCGTTCCATCGTAACCTTGGTTATTACTTGCTGCATAGTAAAGCATGTCATCCGCGTAGAATTCAATTAAATCCCCTCGTGGATCAAACGTTAATTCAACTGCACCTGGTAATGGAATCGGTGCGCTAAATGTAACGACACCATCTTTAATATCAAAGAGTGCATAATGGACATTTTTCAGACCAAAAGCTACTTTGTTTTCATTCATTTATATCGACCTCACTTCATATATTTTTTGATACATTTTTTCAGATTCAATAATCCCTTCAATCGGTGATTCATAAGGAATTTCATGATCGTCTAGGACTTTTTCAAGTTTGGCTTCAGCAACTAAATCTTTTTTAGTTGTATAAAGCTCTATATTTAAATCATTTATCTTGTGATAGACTTTGTTATCAGCCATGAGATTTGCTGATCCATCTACAAGAAAGCAAATATAAGGTGGTGCTGGCACTGACTTACCTGGCGTTGCTGTGAAATGCGAATAAGCCACAGGATAACCTGTAGCTTCAAGGATTTTTGTTAATTCACCTAATGTCATTGCCCAACCGCCCTTTCAATACGTTTTGGCAATTCATCAATTACATACTCTTCAACTGGACGAATATGAACTTGTGCTGGAACTCGACCACCACCGACTTTCGCATGTCCCTTTTCTAAAAGATGCGTTAATTGTCCTTGTATATTGTGGAGGACAACGCCATTACCTTCTTTTTTCTTACGCCATCCTTTACGATAAGTACCTGTTTTTTTAGGGCTACCTTGCTTTAACTTACCGACAGCAATATCTCCCACTTCATCAATTTCATTTTCTAAGTTTTCTTCCACAATATTCGCATATCTTTGTAATTCTCTAGCAAGCTCACTCGCAAAATCATTCATATCAAGTATGCTCCTTTGCGATAATAGTCAATGTTTGATACATTTCATCGTCATTCATTGGCGGTTCGATAATATCAAAGATACGATTTTTCATATTAACTCGCATTTCTTCTGTAATTCCTGATGTATAAGGGATTACAAAACGATAGATCCGAGTAGCTTGTGAAGCTGAAGCTTCAATATACTCAGACCCTTTTACCGTTTTTATCATTGACCATGCTTTTTTAACTTCTTGCCAAGATGTTTCGATTACTTGGTTTAATTCATCTTTTATTACTACAGGTTGTTCAATGCTAATTCGATTTCTAAAATCACCGGAATTCAGTGGTTTTTTGTACTGAAAAGGACGCATATTAATCACCGTCCAATTTTATTTCTTCTAAAGCTTTTGCAATGCCAAAACTATTAATTTCGGTTAAAAAATTCTTAGTAAAATACTCAAGTGCATCATTGTAAACATAACGAGAACGCTCAAAAACTAATTCTTTGAACGTCACATCTTTGGTTATGTCATACGATCCACACACTTTTATTAGAGCCTCATTGGATGCAAAAAGGATACGTCTCAGGTTATCGTCTTCATCATCACCCAAGCGCATCCTATCTTTGAATTGCTGTAATATTTCATTTGAAATTACTGTATCCATTCACATCACCCTTGTGTTGGTGGTGTTACTTCTCCAACCTTCAATTCATACACTTGAGCTGCGTATTTATCCTTTGGCTTACCTGTAGCATATTGTTTAGCAATATAAAGTGTTGCATCTTCTAATGCTAACGTTTGGTCAAACTTTTTAATCGGCTCCGTTCCACCCATTGCCGCAATATACTCTCCTTTAACAAAAAACAACACTTTTCCTTGAGGTACAAACACTGATTCTGTAGGAGTTGGATTGAATGGTAAGCTCGTTACATAAACACCAGCTGCATTTAAAGTTGTTGCATTTGCTTGAACATCAAATGTGTCAAAGGGATTCGTCACCATAACTACTTTTCCAGCAATATTCTTCGGCTTGTCTGCATCTTTACCATCAGCTTTTAATTTTTTAGCCAGTAACTTAACAACATTTTTTAATTCATTAATTGTTTTACGACCTGGCTCAAACGTTAAAGTACCAGCAACTTTTTTATCTGGATACACTCCACCCGTAACACTTCCACTAGGATCTTTTAATAATCCAATAGGTTCATTTTTACCTGTACCTACTACAAATCCTCGTTCTAATCCAACTGCCATTGCTTCTGTAATCATTGCGCGTACATAACGTTCTACCCATACTGGTCCTAAATTTAACATATCATTTGATAATGGAATAAATGCTGTTAATTTAAGTTGCGTAATAGGTTCTTTTCGGAATGTAGCATTTAGTTGTCCTTGAATATCTCCAAATAATGGTCCCCATACTGCTGCACCTTCTGGATCTCCATAGATAAGTTCTGTAACAGCTCCTAAATTTTCTAGTCCAATATGTTCTAAGAATGGATGTCCACTTACTAAATCATCAAAGATTCTCTCTTGTGTTGTTTTAGGTAGAATTTCAGTATCTTTAAATCCACCATCTTGCACAACCGCATTAAAGAACTTCATTTCCTCACTCGTTAATACATTGGAGCCACGAGATTGCATAATAGAACGGTCTACCATAGATTCATTTACTTGATTTAAAATATCTACTCGCACATCTGTAGCAAGTGCTTCAATCATCGAATTTAACGCTGCTGTTTGTTCTTCTGCTGTTCCCTCTTGTGTTGCTTTCGCAAATGCTATTTTTTTTTCTTCAAAATTATTAAATTTAATCACCATATTTTATTTTCCTCCTAAAGTTAAAAAGAGCGTACTCAGATTCTGTTTTGTATTAACAGGCTCTTGAATATGCTCTTTGGGATTTTGATTATTTGGTTGTTTTGTATATTTAGCTACTAAATCTTCTTTGAAATTTTCTACAACTTCCACTTCTTCATCTTCTTGCGTATCATCAATTTCAATTTCATCCGCAATTTCATCCGCTAGACCAAGAGCAACTGCTTCCTCTGCTGTTAGCCAAGTTTCATCTTTTAAAAGTTGTTTTAATTCTTCATCTGTTCCAACAAAACGTTTCTTATAAGATGCTGCTAAAGCTGAATCAATCTTTCGTAAATCTCGTGCTGTTTTTTCAAAAAGATCTGCATTTCCATATTCAAAGGTACTTGCTTGGTGAATCATCATCATAGTATTACTAGGCATAATAATTCTGTCTCCTGCCATTGCAATTACAGATGCGGCACTAGCTGCCCAACCATCAATATGAACTATAATTTCTGCACTATGCTGCTTTAACTGATTACAAATTGCTACACCGTCGAACGCGGAACCTCCACCTGAATTAATATGAACGTGAATTTTTTCTGCTTTAACATCTTGGATTTTTCTTCTTACTGCTTCAGCATTATTTTCACTAAACCATCCACCAATTGACCCATAAACAGTTAATTTGTATTCATTTTCACCTTTTGCTTCAAAACGAATATCTCGTTTTAAATTCAAAAGCTTATTCATATTCACATGATCCATTATTTCTCACCCCCTTCAGATTCATTTAATTTTGTATAGTTCTTCGTAATATGATGGATATTTAGGTTTGGATCATCCGACTCTTCATAATCTACTTCTGAACGAATTTCATTCCCTGTAAATGCACTTGAGGAGATGAGTTTATCAATACTTGTCGCGAGATCAAATATACTTTGATAGGAAACAGCCTTAACCTCAATTTTTTGCCCCGAAAGATATTCACTCATTTCAAAGAATTTAACGTTCGCTTCATCAGATAGCTTTTTTAATAATGGTCTTACTGTGAAAAGCATAAAATTTTTCGTTTGCTTTTCTACATCAGCCATTTCTCCATATATCAAAGCTATAGGAATACCGATTGCCATAGCTACTTGATTTAAGAAACCATTTGTTACTTTATTGATTTCTTCCACACTTGGGCCATTTGCAACACCATTGTATATCTCGTTATAATTAATACCTTTTTGCTGTGGAACAATAGCTATATCTTTCGAACCAATTGACTTATACATGTTATCTATAAACTCTTGTAACTTTGCTATTTGTTCCTCAGTTTTAGCACCAATCATATCCATATCAACTGTTCCGCGAACTTGATTTTTACGTTTTTGAGAGTTTAATATTCTGCCGAATAAATCCCCATAATCTGCAAATAATCCATCAATAAGTGGGGTTAATTTATCATTCCGATACTTCAAATGAATAACTTCGCTTTGTTTAAAACTTTTCTTAAACGTATAATCTTTTACCCTTACATCCGTAAAAGTATCTTCAAACACAGCGTACTCATTATGTTGAAATCCATCTGCAATAAGTAAATCACCATCATCTGCTTGTATAACTAAACACTCATTATCATAAATAAGTTTTCGAACAAACCGTTCCCAAAAGGTACTTGCGGTCATATTCTTGTTTGGTCTTACGTTTAATCGATAATAAAGCTCATCCTTCTTAAATGCTTTACCATTTCTTATTCTAAATTCAGATTGACTAATCGTCCTTCCTAAAAATGAAACGCATGTATCAATTGCCAATCGTTTCATATGAAGCCTGTTTGCTGTATCAGTTATTATGTCCAGATCCAACATGAATTCTAGTTCTTTATTTCTTTTAAATACTGAACCTAACCATCCAATGATTATCACCTCCTTTATTAGAATTTAATTCCATCTAGCATAAAGTCGAATTCATCCACGAGAATGTTATCCGCTTGCCATAATGCATGGATAAAAGCTTGAAATCCATCTGTTTTGCGCTTAAATTCATCTTTTTTCAGATATTCTTTGTTGCCGTCTTTTTTGATGTGGACGTAGACATTATTGGTGTACCAACGCATTAATGGATTATCACCAAAAATAATGCGATTGTTTGCAAATAACGTTTCGACCCTTGGTGCTAATAACGAATGAATAGCTTTTGGATTACGAATATACAACAGTATGAAACCTTCAGCTTCAAGTGCTGTTTTAACTAGGTCAAGACGGAACGTATCGGCTACTATTGTATTAACACCGTATAATTCACGCATTTTTACAAACCAATCAACAATGTGAGAGATATTAATTACAGGTTCATCCACAATAGTTAATAAGCCATTTTCAGCCCATTCATAAATAGGTGCTTTTAATTTCACTTTGTCCAAGAATCCTTTACGTACAAATGAATGACCTTTCCATATATAATCTTCACCATGTTTAAATAGTAAACCGACCGCCGCAAAGTCTTTGATGCTGGCGAAGTCGAGTCCGCCCACAGCTACTTTGTGGTTTAAATCTGGAACTACTCTGAGCGTTTCTCCATCTTCTTCAAAGCCAGTACGCATTATCTCTTCCCATGAAGCTACAGACTTTGTTAGGTCTGTTTCGGGATAATTCATACGTTTTGTTATAAATTCTTCACGGTTTGAAGGATTATTTTCTAATTGTTTATATTGAGTTAATACCTTTTTAAATAATTGTTTAGCATAAGAACTTTTCGGCTCGCTAAACATCGGATTCGCTTTTTCCCATACATCCGGACTATCAATTTCTTCTGGATTGTCTATCTTGCAAATGAAAGGAAATAATGGATCTTCTAAATCTTTTCCCTTTAGAATGTTCATCGCTCGCTCTTTCGTCTTGTCCAGGAATCCGTCGCGGACAAAACCATCTGTACCAATAAAAAATTCTCTAGCATTTGGCACTTTTCCAAGTCCACTAGAGAATACATTTACTACATCAAAGTTTTCATATCGATGTATTTCATCGTAAATAACACAACCGTCACGAAGTCCATCCTTAGAACCGGCATTAGATGTATGATATTGCATAATGCTTTGAGTATCGTTACTCAGTATCTCTACCTTAGTTCGATAAAACATATCTTCTAGTATTTCTTTTCCTTTAATAGCATCATAGACTTCACGAAAAGAAACTTTAGCTTGCTTCTC